TGCCTTAGAAGCTGGAACGCTTAATTACAAAGAACCTAAAATAAGGTGGTTATAAATGGGATTTTTCCAAAAGATATTTTCTAAAAAAGAACTCACTCCGGTTAAGAAAACATTTTTTTCAAATGGTTTATGGAAACCTTTATTAAGTGATGATTCAGATTCAGATTATTTTTCAAGTTGGGTTTATTCTTGTGTTGTAGCAAGGGCAGAAAACTTAGCAAAAGCAGAAATTTTTCTTTACAGTAAAAGAAGTTCTGTAATTAAAGAGATAACAGACCATCCATTCATAGATTTAATGAATCAGACCAATTTACGTGATCAAACGATGTATGAACTGTTATTTCTTATTTCTATTAATCTTGATTTATACGGTAATTGCTATGTATGGAATTTAAGAAATAAGATTAACAAGCCAGATTCTTTTTATATACTTCCAACTCATAATGTTAAGCCAAAGTTTGATGATAATGGTTCACAGATAATAGGTTATGAATACTGGTTGCCATCCGGTTCAAGGTTTTTCAGTATTGATGAAATAATTCACTTCAAGCTTCCATCTCCTAAATCTCAGTTTTTGGGCTTGCCAACAATTAATAGCTGTAAGTTTGCTATAGATATAGATAATCTCCAACAGCTTTATCAGAAAAGATTTTATGAGAATGATGCTTCAGTGGGTGCAGTTCTTTCAACAGACCAACAATTAACTGATGAAACCTACGATAGATTAATAACCTCTTGGTATGATAGATTTAAAGGTGCTGATAATGCTAATAAACTCGCAGTCTTAGAAAACGGTCTTAATTACCAACCTCTTAAAGGCACTCCACGCGAAGTTGATTATAATAAATCGCGCATTGATATACGTAACGAGATTATTGCTAAAATGAGAGTTCCGCCAGCAATATTTGGTATTACAGAAAACTCTAATCGTGCTAATTCTGAAGCTGCTATGGTTAATTTCATTGATAATACTATTAAACCTTTTAGCAGATTTATTACTGATAAGTTTAATATTTTCTTAAAAAAGAACTACGATAAATCTCTTTTCCTAACTTTCGAATATCCTGAGTTCGAAGATACAAACATAAAAATTAATCTTTATAAAATGCTTCTTGATAAGGAAGTCATTTCTAAAGATGAAGCCCGCCAAGCTTTTGGTTTCGATAACAATTAATTCTCACCTCAATGGACACACTCTATAAAAATTTTGATAGTCCTTTAATAGTTGATAAGGATGTAAATTCTGAAGAAAGAACTATTGAACACTACATTACAACCCGTGATATTGATAGAACAAATGAAATTATAGTTCCTGAATTAGTAGATACTGTTAATTACAGAAACAATCCTGTTGTTCTGTTCTCACATATTTATGAAAACCCAATTGGTAAAAATCTATGGACAAAGCTTGACGATTCAAGGCGTGGCATAATTGCAAAAACAAAATTCGCAACCACCCCATTAGCTAATGAAATCTTTAGTTTATATCAGGATGGTTTCTTACAAGCTTGGTCAGTTGGCTATGTTCCAATGGAACAAGGTTCTGTAAATGATAATGGTGTCTATGTTTATGGTAAAATAGACTTATTAGAATATTCTGCTGTTTCTGTTCCGGCAAATCCCGCAGCTATTAATCTTTCATTTGTTAAAAGTCTTAAATCCGATACTTTAAAGTCTCATTTTACTAACGAATATTTGCTTACTGCATTTGAAGAAGAAATCAGTTCTCTTAAATCTTCTCTTCAATCCGCACAAGATATAAAACAAACTTTTGAAGACTACAAAAAAGAAATGAATGATAAGTTTGAATCTATTCTCAGCGAAGTATCCAATCTCAAAACTATTCAAATCAAAGACGAACTTCAAAAATTTATAAACAAAACAATAAAAAATAAAATAGGTCAAAACTAAGATTTCTTATTCACTGAAATATTAGGTGAATTCACTGGAGATATTAGGTAGTCCGCAAAGCTACTTGAGATATTAGGTGAAATAGTAACTGGAGATATTCCGAATGTAGAAATCAAATCTTAATTAACTCCCCTTTTTTGCCCTCTGCTATCAGCATATCTGATATACGGCAAATAAACTATGTCAAGAAAGAAAATATAATGTCTGACGAAATAAAATTAGACTCAATGGAAAACATTAAAAGCTATATAGCTGAAACCATTGATAGTGCCGTAAAAGAATACGGTATAGATAAAATAGATGTGAAACACGCACAGCTTCCTGGTACAGATGAAGTAAATACCAAAGGTATGAATGAAACACAAGCCAAGAATGCTAAATTTAAAAAATTCTTAGGTGAAGTTCTTGTTAATTCTGGTAATCCTTTCGCCAAAGCTTATAACGTTGAAGGTACAGACGCAGCAGGTGGATATTTAGTACCAGTTGAATTCCAAGCTGAAGTAACAAGGCTTTTAGATATTTATGGCTTGTTTAGAAAATATTCTACTAACTTAAAGATGAATAGTAAGACCTTAACAATGCCTAAGCTTGCTACTCAATCTTCAGGTGCATGGGTTGATGAAAATACAGCAGGTACAGTTGGTAATGATACTTATGGTGTAACAACATTTACAAGACACACATATGCAAAATTAACTCCTGTTTCAAATGAATTGTTACAAGATAGTGGTGTAGACCTTATTAGTATCTTAGCAGAAGTAGCAGCAAATGATTTCGCTAAACAAGAAGATACACAAGGTTTTGTTGGTACTGGTTCTCCTATTACAGGTATCTCTGCAGTTGTTGGTACAAACGCAGTCGAATTGTCAGGTACTTTAGCAGCAGCTTTAACTTATGGTAAACTTTTGGATTGTGTTTATGGTATTCCCGCAGTTACTCTTCCAAACGCAGCTTGGTATATGCATCCATCAGTATTAAGCTTAATTTTACAGCTTGCAGACGCTAACAATCTGAAGTTCCCATTTATGGGTGCTTTTGATTCTGCAAATCCTATGATTTTAGGGTATCCTGTTAGAACTACTTCTGTATTGCCTTCTACAGCTACAACAACTGTTGGAACAAAATATATTGTTTTCGGTGACCTAAAGAATGCTTACTTAGCAGAAAGAAATGGTTTCGGTATTTCTACATCTCAACACGCTACAATAGGTTCAGATAATATGTTCGCAAAAGCGTTAACTGGTTTCAGATTCGATGAATCAATTGATATTCAAATTGTAAATCCATCTGCATTCTCAATTCTTTTATCAAAGACAAGCTAAACCCTTACTAATAGAGCTGGGTTTGCTCCTTGCTCAGCTCTATTTCTTTTTCTATGAAAAATTACAAAGTAATACAAAGATTTTATCATTTAGGTATTATCCATCAACCAAACGAATATATATGGCTTTATGATAACGAAGCAAAGAAGTATTTAGACCTTGGTTTTATTTCACTTTTCGTTGACAAATCTTTTAAAAGTTTCAAAACTAAATAATGCCATTCTATCAATACGTATGTTCTTTTTGTAACCATTCTTTCGAAGAGTTACAAACTATTAATGAAAAACCTTTGGTAGAATGTCCTCAATGCAAGCAAAACACTTTGAAAAGACTAATTGGTAATATTCAATCTTTTATTTTCAAAGGTTCTGGTTTCTACAAAACTGACTACTCATAATGATTACAGTCTCAGAATTTAAAACATATCTTAATATTAATGCAGAAGATACATCTAAAGATACTTTCTTACAAAAATGTATTAATGAATCTGTGAAAGATATTGAAAGCTATTGCAATAGAAGTCTTACAGCAGGTGAATATACTGAATATATTAATGGTAATGGTAAAAATGAAATATTTCTTAATGCTCACCCTGTTTTTTCTATTTCATCAATAAAGTATTTATATAACAATTCTTTTGTTGATTTGCTTAATTCTCCTGATACAATTGAAGATTCAGCTATTGTTATATCCAATTCCCTTATACTGCTAAAATATTATACTTTCCCTAAAGGCAGAAAGAACATTGAAGTTGTTTTTGATGGCGGTTTCACGGATGCACCGGATGATTTAAAAGGTGTTTGCATAGAAATGTCAGCTTTAAAGTTTTTCAATAGTCCTCTTTCAGGTCAATCGCAATTAGGGTTGTCTAATAAAAACTTCAATAGTACCACAAGTGAAGGTAAATCTTTTAAAGATATGATTCCTGAATGGCACAAAAAACTTAATAGATATAGGTTAATAAATATATATGGCTAATACCATCCGTCAGCAAATCCTTGATAGTCTTTATAATGATATTCAAAATATCACAACTGCGAATGGTTATCATAACTCAATTGCTATTGTTAATAAGGGTTATTCAACTTCAGGTAGTTTTAATTCATTTCCCGCTGTTTGTATTCAGTTAGGTAATGAAATTAATCTTAGTGAAATCGAAGGTTTAGAAATTGATAAGAAATCTTTAGATGTATTAGTCTTAATTTATATAAATTCTGTTAATACAACTGATGATGCTGAATTAATAATTGAGGATTTTAAAAGATTTTTTAATCTTGATGGTTCAATAGATTCTTCTAAAACCTGTAGAATACTTGATATTAATGGTGTTCAGAAATATACAATTAGTGAAGTATCTCCTTATCTTAACAATAACCTTAAAGAATTAGGTTTTCTTTTAAAGGTAGAATATTATGATTTTCTTGCTTCATTAGTTCCTTACAGCTCAACTCTTTTAAATCCTGTTGATGAACTATCTAACGTTCCTTATTCTCTTGAATTTCATTGGTCTCAAGTTACTAATGCAGATACATATCAAATTCAAATAGCTACAGATAATTCTTTTTCACATATAATTTCAGATGAATCTATTGCAATAAATTCTTTTACGGCTTCGCTTAACTACACAACTCAATATTATTGGCGTGTTCGTGGTATAAATGAACGTGGTAATGGTGAATGGTCTTCTGTTTTCAGTTTTGAAACAACCATAGACCCTCCAGTTGTTCCTGTTTTAATCTCTCCAACGGATGGATTTCAAAACGGAATAAATAGACAAGACTTTAACTGGAATTATTCAAGTTTTGCAGATACATATGATTTCAGGTTATCTACAGCAAGTGATTTTTCTACATTAATTTTAAGAGAAAATAATCTTGTTAATAGTTCATATACAATTCCTGATGATTATAGTTTATCTGATGGCACAACTTATTACTGGTCAGTCAGAAGCAAAAATTCCAATACAAATAGCAACTGGTCATCAACCCGTTCTTTCACAGTTAATATAAATCAATACGAACCTGAGACAACAGCTTTGTTAGCACGAATGACTACACAACCATGTAGTGATAGAATTGTATTAATAAATAATCTTATTAAAGATTTGAAAGCTTATGGAATTTGGAATAAATTAGACGCTTTTTATATGTTCGCTTCACATTCTAATAATAATGGTGAAGCTTTATTAAACTGGATAAAGAATTCTCATAACTGCACTGTTAATGGTGTAATGTCATTCACAATTGACCGTGGTTTAATTTCTAATGGCACTTCTGGTTATTTAAATACTAACTATATCCCATCTGTTAACGGTGTTAATTTCACACAAAATTCTGCATCAATTGGTATTTATAGCCGCACAAATTATGCATCTGGTGGTGACGCTGGTTATGATATGGGTGCAAGTGGTTCAGGCGGTGGTGGTGCTCGTGTAAGAATAGTTTCACGTTATTCTGGTAATATCTCTTTATATATTTTAAATGGTGGTAATCAATCAGTATCTGGTGTTTCCACAAACTCGCAAGGTTATTGGGATCTTGTTAGATTAAATTCCACTAATATCACTTCTTATAAAAATGGTAGTACCCATGTTAACAATTTTTCCAGCTCTTCTTCAGGCTTAATAGATAAATCAATTTATATTTCTGCTATTAATGATGGAAGTAACAATCCTTATGGTTTTGCTGTGAGGGAATACTCACACGCATATATCGGTAGTGGTCTTACAAAATCTGAGATTCTTATAAAGAATACCCTCATAGAAACCTATTTAACTGCAATTGGAGCAGGTATAGAATAAACAATTTTGCTATTGATTGTATCTGAAGTATTATTAATTAGAGGGAATTTTTTTGCCCGCTACTATCAGAAAACCTGATACAATCAAAACAAACTATTTCAACAAACCTAATAACAATCAATCAATATGGCTGAATTAACATTTAACCGCTCTGCTATTACTAAAGATGGTGGACAAAAATGGGCTTATAAGAGAGTTCAAGAAGACGGTTCTGATTTATCTCAGGCTGATACGTGGCATGACGGTGTTTACAGAGAAAAAAGCACTTTCGAATGGGGCAGAGGTTCTACTCCTATTATCGATGAAAGTGGACAGCAAGTAGCAACAGATTTAGAGGAAGTAAAAACTTCTTGGTCTATCACATCTTTACAAGACGATGCTGCTACAGAAACATTTTTAAAAGACGAAACTCAAGGAACTTACTTTGCAATCTTTATGAATGCAGGTGAAGATTCTGATAGTAAAATAAAAGAAAGATTTATAGCTATTGCTACTATTGATAGTTCATATAAATCAGATTCCCCGGGTCGCAGACCTGAAATTAAAATCATTCCTCAGTGTAACGCTACTGCCATAACCCCCGCTTCGGTTCCTACCTGGGCAAAAGCAGCTGCTTCCGCTTACATAGTAGCCGCTGAAAAATATTACACTGTTAAATCTACATAATCAATTCGCGAATAGTATTAGTTGAGTTGGGTCCTCCAGCTCAACTTTGCTATTGTTTAAAGGAGTAAAATGTTAAAAAAATACAAGATTCAAGGTAAGGTTTTCACACAAAGAAAACCTTGTTTTGAATATAGAAAAAAAGCTGTAGAGTTTTTAAATCGCTACGAAAAATATTTAAAAGAGTTTACTAAAGATTCTGTTTCTGATTTACAAAATAAATATTCTGAGTTAATAGAATTTATTAAAGAAATAGATATCTCTAATGCTGATAATTCTAATGAATCAATTTTAAGTAAAATTAAAAAAGATTCAAATAAATCTTTTCAGCTTATTTCTGTCATAAATAATTTTCAATCCGATCAGAAAACTGCTTTACAGCTTTTTCTTTTAGATTCTAATAACCTAAAAGAACTCTTCTCTTTATGGTTGGATGATATTTCTGATATAAACTTTAATCCTGAAGGTGATAAAGCCATTGATGAATTGGAGAAAGTGAGTGATGCTATAATTCAGGATTTTTTTACGAAATTCAGGAAACCAATGAATCCATTAATGCTATAGTTGAACAGTTTGAAACTTTCGAGCTTTCAGATGATCCCGATATTAGCGATATAAAAATACCTGAAGGTTTTCAATGGAATTATATGATTATGTCACTATCTAATTATGATATTACAAAGTTTGATTTCGTTTATAAAAACTGTGATTTGATAGATTATATTCAAATCCAATGCTTTAAGAAATTTGATTCATTCCGCGAGAGAATTGCACAAGAAAGATTAACTAATGTTAAGAATTACCGTTGAAGGTAAGTCTTTTAATCATGGTGTTTGGCAAAGTGAGATTGAACAATATATACAAAAGAATTTTGAAGTCAGCGAAACTAAACTTCAATATATAGCTAATCTAATTAGAAGTGATATTGAAGATAATATACGCAGATCTTTAGACTATCAAAAATCCTCACTTAAATCCAATTCTCCTTCAACAATTAAAATTAAAGGTTTCAATAGACCGCTTTATAATACAGGTGAATTAGCTTCTTCTGTTATTTCACAGAAAGTTGATAATTCTACCTTTAATATTTTTATATCTGAAAATCGTTCCTCTATAGCTTCTTATCTCCATTTTGGAACAAATAAAATTCCTCCAAGACCATTCTTTGGAATTTCTCCACAGGCAGATTCCCAAATTGATAAAGAATTACTAAAAGATTAATGCCAGCTAACAAACAACTAAATATTGAAGTCACAACCTCGAATAAAGGTTTAAATGATTTAAAAGCTGAACTTAAAGCTGTTCAATCTGAAATGAACAAGCTTGTTGAGCAAGGTAAACGTGGTTCCGATGCTTATAGTTCTTTGCAAATTTCCGCAGGTGGTTTATCTAATGAAATCAAATCTCTTAACAGAGAGTTTAAAGGTTTATCTTCCGAAGTTCAACCCTCTTCAAAACAGCTTTTAGATTTAGGTCAAAACATTACAGTTATTGCTTTTGGTATTCAGAAAGCTGTTCAAGATTTAGTTGCTTTTGGTAAAGAATTACACGGTATTGCTGAAGAAGGGGCTTCATTTCAGATAATGTATCAACACTTCGTTGATATGAATGGTGGTATCGAAGAAGCAACTGAAAAATTTAATCTTCTCAAAAAAGCAGCTTCTGGTAATCTCAATGATAAAGAACTAATTCAGTATGTTAATAAACTTGACGAATTAGGCTATTCAACTGAACAATCCACTAAGATTTTAGATTTTGCTGAACGCAAATCTGATGAATTAGGTACAACTATTGATGGTGCTACTGATAAGTTTGTTAGATTTATAGAAACAGGCAGGGGTAAAGGTCTTGAACAATATGGAATAAAGATTTCAGATATAAATCAAAAAATGAGGGAGCTTTCAGGTCTCTCTGATAAACAGATTCAAAATTTAACTGATGAAAGTTTACAACGCCTGAGAGCCAAATCTTTTTTAGATTTATACGGCGATTCCGTTTCTAAAATAAATAACAAACAACAAGACCAAGCTGACAAATTAGCATCAGTTCAAAAAGAATTAGATAATGCAAAGCTAAGAATGGGTTCTTTTATAGCTGAAGGTTTAATAAAGCTTGAAGACCATTTAGGTATTGCATCTCAAGGCACTGCTGATTTTGTTGTTGCTATTGGTACAATTGGTAAAGGTATTACAGATGTTTTGCCCGCTATTGGTGGTTTAGTTACTACTTTAAAAGCTATTGATTGGGCTGCAATGGGTTCTGGTGTTTCTTCTTTTGGTAGTTCTGTTGTTTCTGCTTTAGGTCCCGGTTCAGCTGCTTTTCTTGCTCTTGCAGGTATTGTTGGTATTATTGAAACGATTAATTTACTCTGGAAAAATTCTGAATTATGGCAGGAAAGAATTGAAAACAAAACTCAAACATATAGTTCATCCCAAGTTGGTCAAGACCAAAATAAATTTGTTCAATATTCTGATGAATCAGTTTTTCAAAACCCTGATGATATTTTAGGTAAAGATTATTTTAATGGCGAAACAAAAATAGTAAAAGAAAATACTGATGCTGTTAAGAATAATACTGATGCTAAAAAAGAAAATGAAAAACTTGATTTAAAGTTTAAACCCCACGTTTCAGCAGCAAAGGTTACAAAGGAAAAAGAAAAAGAGAAAGATATCGTTGAAGAGCTCTTAAAGAAGCAACGAGAAACAAATTCATTAACAGATAAACAGATTAAACTTGGTGAAAAATCTATCTCAGATAAATCTTTTGATTTAAGAAATCAATTTTTAGAATTACAAACTCTGCAATCAAAAGTAGCAAAGCAGGAAGATATAAATAAGCTTGTTTCAGCAGAGTATGATAAAAAAGTTGAACTACTTGAAATTCAAAAAGAATTAGCAAATGAACTAATAAAAGCTGACCAAAGATCATGGGATATTTTGCGTGAAGGTGATGACCTTTACTTTAAAATTGTTGAATTTGTTGGTAATATCTCAGAAACAATATCTGATTCATGGAAAGATGATTTATTTCTTAAGCTAAATGAAATCACACAAGAAAACTTCTCTAAATTATCCGAATTTCAAAATCTCAAGAATGAACTTCATAATCAAATATTAAGTGAAACAGAAAGTGGTTTTGGTTATAATTTCGAAAAAGAAAAAAAAGATATAGCTGAAATTGAAGCACAATTAGTTTCTGCAATTAATTTAGGTTCTTCTTCTGTCGAAATTGCATACTTAGAAAAGAAAAAGAATTTACTTCAGCAAACTCTCAATCAGCATATTGAAGAAGTTTCTTTAATAGCTAAGAAAACTTTACTGGAGAATGAACAATATAGAGCTCTCGATAAATCCGAAAAAGATTACAAGAAAAATGCAGTAAAGAAAACTGCAGAACAACAATCTGATTTAATAGAATCTTCTATAGAAGAAGGCTTATTATCTGCAATGAATTCAGCATTTTCTATAGCTCAGGGTATAGCAGGTTTATTTGGTGAAAGTGGACAAAGTGTTGTTCAGGCATTCCAGCAGGCTTATCAAATAGTTCAATTAATACAAGGTATTTTTCAAGCTATTCAAACAGTTGGTAGTCTTATTAAGCTATTCTCTTTAGGTTTTGCAGAAGGTGGTTATACTGGTGATGGTGGTAAATATGAACCGGCTGGTGTTGTTCATAAAGGTGAGTTTGTTATCAATAAAGAATCCACAGCTAAATTCTTTCCTCTTTTACAAATCCTTAATGGTCAATCTTTAAATCGTAGCTATGAATTTGCAAATGGTGGTTATGCAGCTTCGCGTCCTTTAGTTCCAAACATTCAAATTATTACAAAAGATAGAGCTTCCAAGTTTTTAGATTATGAAGTTTATCAAAACGGTAAATTAATGTCTAACTCCAGAGATATGAAAAGGGCTATGTAAAATGAAGCTTTTAATTACAAAATTTTTCGATAATAGTTTAGAAGGTTCTTTTACACCCAACTACTTCAATAAACCTTACATAGTTGATTACATCACTATTGAAGATATCATGATTGATGGTTTTCCGTTGTTTTCTGATACTTTAACTAAGGATGATGATTTATTTACCTTTCAAGCAGGTGAGTTTGATTTAAACATAAGTTTACTTTCAAAAGCTAAATCATTTTTAAATAAATCCGTAGAAGAATTTTTCAAGTTAGATAAAATATACATTCTTAGAATCGCAATTGAAGAAAACGAACAAATTAAGTCTTTTGGTTTTATAGATCTTGAAAGTATAGAGTTTAATTATAATGTAAATCAGAATGGTTTAATTCTTTCTTTTACTGTTTTAAATAGCGAAAAAGAATGGTCTGATTTTTTAGCTTCTCGCAATTTTGGTGATTTAGTTTATGATGTTAGTATTGGTTCTACCTTTGAAATGATTATGCCAAATTTTGCTTTTAATTCTAATGTTGTTTTATCAGATAGCTTAGATTTTAGTTTAAAAGTTTTATTAAAACATAGCTTTTTACCTAAACTTTCAGAAATTAAAAAAGCATTTAATAATACAGACGCATGGACAGTTTTTAAAGGTTGGGTTAAAGGTTTTGGTTTTATGTTTAAAATCCTGCCTCCACAGCACTTTCTTATTAATCAATGGTGTTATCCTGTTCTTAAGTTATTTTGGCGTAGTGAAGGTATCTTTTCTAACGAAATTCAATTAATTGAACATATTGAAGGTGTAGTTCCTAATCTTAAAAACAATGTTTTAATTTATTATGGCAAATACCACGATAATGGTCTTTATGGTAAAGATCCTTATGAATGCCTTGTTAACTCTTCCTGTTATGATGGTAGCAGGTTTACGCGTTATGTTAATAGAATTGAAACAGTCGAAAAAGGCAGTCCTTGGTTTCCAATTAATTTAAATCTTAAAGAAGCTTATTTATGTTTTGAATTTGGAATACTTGACTTCACATTTCTATATCCTGAAAACACTAATGTTATAGATATAGATCGTATTCCTTTAAATATTCCATATAATGCTGTTGTTTATTATTTCTTCACACACGATGATTATTATTTAGATGAAATAAGCTCACCTCGTATGTGGGTAAATACTGAAACAATTTATTCACCAATTCCTAATCTTAAACATATCCATCCCACAGGTTTTAAAGAAATCATTAATGCATTGTTGCCATTTAGATATGACTTTTTAGCTTCACGTCTTAAAAAAAGAAAAGAACTTAAAATTGTATATAATCACCCTTTTGATATTTCATCATATCACATTGTTAATTTCGAGAACACTTCTTATTGGATTGATGAAGTTAATAACGTCGATTTAAGAAACTCCTCTGCTGATATAAAACTAATAGAAATATAAATGTCATATTATATTAATGGGTGTAAACACCCGGTTTTTAAAATATACCATCCTACTTCTCATAACCTCATAGATACTATCGAACTTCCAATCGTTAATTCTGAAGGTTTAATCGAATCTATTGAAGAAAAGAAAATTGTTCATGAATTACTTACATACGAGTCTCTTGAATATATTCAAGGTTATAAAATAACTTGGTTGCTTCCCTATTCTGAATACGCTAATAAATCTACGATGCTTAAAGTTCAATCTTTATTTAGGTATCGTAAAGGTGGTTATAAATTAATATTAATTCCAAGAGCCGATTTACCCAGAAGACATTTTGAAGTTATCTTTTCTGGTGATTCAATTGAATATGGTATTAAAAAAGGTGGTAATAAATCAATTGGTAATAGGTTGCTTTCAATTCAATGGACTACTAAAAATATTCTTTCCGACTTCGACTGGATTGATCCAGATACAATTCAATTCTTTGCTTTTTTCAATCACAATCCTTTTAACATAATTGAGGTATCATAATGCAAAAATTAGCAATTACTGTAACAGATGTTGTTGATAACCAAATTGTTCCAATAACAAATTTAGAACAAGGTAGTTTTAAATTTGTTAAGTCTTCCGATAATTCTACTGAAATAGTTTTTATAGGCTTTTATAATAATGGTAATGGAAATTACCTTTTTTGGGGTTTTGATGTTCCAGCTTACGAAACACAACCTAATTTCCCTGAAACATATCAGGTTAGATTAAAAATAAATAACGTTTTTCAAGACGGATATGGTGTTTTTAATGTATATCGTGATGAAAGAGAACCAAATGGTCAGGGTGTCCTTTGGGGTAGATTAGATAGAGGTATTTCAGGACAAGACCCAAATGCAGGTTGTGATAGTATATTCGGTTTAATTAATTACGACGCTGCTGTTACTTTAGCAAACTTAACTCCTTTTGATGGTTCTTTAGTTCATAAGAAATGGGTAACAGATAATTATCAACCTCTTGTTTCAGGCGGTTTCGTTACACTTGCATCTGCACAATTTATTTCAGGTAAGAAAACTTTTTCTGGTGGTAATGTTTTCGATTTAGGTGCTTCTACTGATAAGTTTAGACTTCAAATGAATTCCAATCCCCCTAATGGCGGTGTTATAGGATTAGACGCTAAATATCAATCAAGCAGTAAAATGTTATTTGATTTTTATTCATCAGATATAAAAGCAACTAATTTATTTATTCCGACTACAGCATCTAAATATATTAGCGGTACTCCTGCTAATAATGATTTTGTATGGAAAAAATGGGTTGTTAATAATTTTGCTCCTTTAACGCAAACAACCTGGTCTTCTAAAACCGTTTATATTGATTCTAATGCAACTGAAAATATTTCCGGTAAAATATACACTACTGTAAGTGCTGCCATAACAGAACTATTAGAATTAGAACCTCCAACTTCTTCTACAAGATGGACCATTATCGTTAAACAACCTAAAGAAGGTTATTATGATGAATCAGTTTCATTACCTGAATACTTTAATCTAATTGGTGAAGGACAGGTTAAAATCACTGGTCAATTTTCAAGAGCAGGTTCTTTATTTTCAGCTATTACTTCTAAAGTTCAAGGTATCACTTTTGAAAGTGATGGTTCCCACGACGTTGGCGGTGTAGAAGCTGTAGATTGTGTTTTTAATTCTGTTTCTGATAATGTTGTTATTACAAAATCTATTTTAAGAAACTCCGGTCTTTATGCTGGTGGTTTTATTACTTCTGCTGATAATAACAAAATTATTAATGGTTTTGGTAATAAAGATATTACTTGGCAAACTCACGATAAGGTTTATACTTATGTTTTTGATACAACTGATAACTATTTAATATAAATTTTAACAAAATGATTAAACAATACATTGGTAAAAATATTCAATTAGACGATGATAACGCTTCTGTTCTTCCTGATGGTTTATCTCTTACTAATGACCTCACCATTACAAACGGTGATATAAATAACTCTGGTGAAAACGGTGGTGTTATTCATACAAATGTTGTTCAAGCTGATACTGTTAAAGTATTAACTAACTTACAAGCAAGTTCTTTACTTTGTGGAACAGGCACTTTAAATGAAAATGGTATTCTTTCAGTTACTTCCGCTGCTGCAACAACAGCTTCAATTATTGTTATCACTCCTTTAATGCCCGTTGTCGGAACTTGTTATATTACAAACCTTTCTGTTGGCACTTTCAGAATTGTTTCTAATTCAGGTTCTGCAGATGAAGGTGTTAAAGTAGCTTGGTTTATTATAAATCCTATCTCCTAATATTATGCAAACTCCTCTTGATGATAAAACCCGCTTTAATGGTTGGCTTAAATTTATTATTAGCTCTTTAATTGTTCTTTCTCTTTCTATTGGCGGTTCTGTTCTTGTTTCTTCTAAAGAATCAGGTAAACAGGAAGAAAAAATTTCTCAATTAGAAGATAAAGTTCGTCAACAACAACCTGATCACGATTTATTAATGAAAATAGACACAAAACTTGATAATCAAAACCAAGAGCTCAAAAAGCTTAGAGAACTTCTCGTACAACACATAATTCAGAAATAATGAAAAATTGGTTTAAATTTACTATTGCAGCTTTTATAGTTGCTTTGGTTTCCTATTGTATTTATTTGAATATACAGGTTAATCAATTACCAACAATCATATATCAGCATGACACAACCATCGTTGAGCGTTTTAATACAGAAGTTAAATGTGATACAGTTATAAAATGGTATGATAGAATCCAATGGAAAGAATCCAAACCTGATGTTGTTTATTTTGATAGGGCTGATAGTGTGTTTATTGATAAAGTTCAGGATTTAGATGTTATGCTGTCAGTTAAAAAGCAAGACGATGAACTTCATATCTTTGCTTTAAATCAAAACAACAAAGTTCTTAAACAGTATTTATATAAATATGTTGGTAATGATTTTATTGCCACTTCTCAACACGGTAATGTTTTCGTTAAAAGTAAAAACTGGTATTTCACAGGCTTTAAATTCAACGCAGAATATAATTTACCATTCCAAAACATTAACAAAGATTTTTACAAACAGAAAAACTATCGGTTATCTTTTGAATCTGGTATCTCTTTTAGAAATCAGTTTGATATGAATTTAGGTTTAGAAAGAGATTTTAATACAGGTGATAATTCAATTAAACTAAAATTAAGCTATAATGTTCATTGATTTTTTCAACGAAAACGATACAAAACATTCAAGTCAAAGGCTAATTTTTATTCTATTTAGTTTCCTTATTCTTTTAATAGGTTTTGCAGTTATTGGAATTGCTTTCACTTCAGGGAATGTAGCTGTCATAACAGCTTTAACAATCTTTGCAGGTACAATATATGGTTTCACACAAGCCGGGAAGAACGTTTCTAAATGGATTGAGGATAAGAAAAATGATATACAATAGAGAGCTATTTTTTACAGAGTATCGTAAATACTTTGGTAAACTTTCACAGCAACAGGTTAATGGATTAGAGTTTATTCTCAGTAAATTCGAAACATCTGAAAAGTTAACCAGACAAGACGCACAAGCTTATACATTAGCTACCATTCAATTTGAAACAGCACATACTTTCCAACCAATAACAGAATATGGTTCTCAGAAGTATCTTAAAGGTAAATCATATTATCCTTTTATAGGACGTGGTTATGTTCAGCTTACATGGAAATCTAATTATAAAGCTTTTGGTGATGTATTAGGTATCGATTTAGTAAGCAATCCTCATTTAGCAAACGAACCTGAAACAGCTTGGTTAATCTTAGAAGAAGGGATGACAGATTTATCACCACAAGATCCTGAATTTACGAAGTGGTCAATTGAAGATTTCTTTAATGATGAAAAGCAGGATTTCTATAATGCACGTAAAATAATCAATCCTAAAGACTATGACAGCTACAAACCAATAGCTTCCAACGCCGAAAGGTTTTATAAAGTCTTGAAAGCTTCTCTAATAGAAGCACATCAGGCAATAGCAGCTTGATAAAAACAAAAGCCAGTTTTCACTGGCTTTTTTGTTAAGGAGAATGTAAACGCGGGGTATCATTTACTAATAGCTTATATCCCATTCTCCAAAGTTATTTTTCTTTATAGTAAACTCAGCTTGGAAATAAAAATCCTGATTCCCTAATTTTTCAGCTATATATGTGTCATGTCCCGTTAATATTCCTGTTGATTTATATCTGTCTCCGTTTCCGCTTATTTTTAATCTCACTCTGTTGTTTTCTCCCCACTCTTTTACCTCTACATCTTTTATTATACAATTTCTCCAATCCATTCCATCACCAATATTGCTTGATATATCTCTTGTTGAATAATAGTTTTTCACTTTTTCCGCTATTACGTTGTTGCTTGGTTTATTTCCACAAGAATAGAAAATTAATAAAACAAATGAAACAAAAAATATTTTTTTCATTTTAAAACCTTTCTATATTTGGTAATTTTCTTTGGGTTCTGGTTTCCGAAGTGATGTAGTATTTTGTAGTATTCCCACCCTAAATTACTATTTTTTATTTGTTTAGTAAAGTATAAAACACTTCTATCCACTTATCTACATTTTTCTCAATATTATAGTTTTCATATACATAATCTCTTGCCTGTTTTCCTATCGATTTCCGCATTTCTACATTTCTTATTAGCTCAGTTAAGGCACAATACCAATCATTTTTATCGTTTTTCTTAATCTTAAATCCAGTAATCCCCTCTTGTATGCACTCGTAAGGTGTAATATCAGTTGCTGCAGTTGGTATTCCCAAAGCTGAGTATTCTAAAAATTTGATGTTGCTTTTCGACCTGTTAAACTTGTTATAAGCTAAAGGTGCTATTCCAATTGAACCATGTGTAAGTAAAGAACCAAATTCAAAAGGTGTTTTGCCTGGTATATGTTTAACTTGATTTCTTACACTATCAAATATATCAGCTTTTGTAAAATTCCAATTTACAGAATGTAGCTCAACTTCCGGGTTTTCTTTCAGCACCCTGATTAATACATCAACAATCTCAAATATATCTTCTGCATGTGTCGGTGAAGCTGGATATATCATTACAATCTTATTTTCTTTTTTTTGTTTGTAATATTCATTCCACATCTCAAAATCTATCGAATTTGGCAATACAACTACATTTTTATTATATTTCTTGTATTCATTTTTTAAATATTCAGTGCTTACAGTTATACAATTTGCAGTCTTTAAGTATGTCTCAATATTAGCTTTTACAATCTCATTATTATAATAGTTATAAGATGGATTTAACAAAGGCACATTAAAAAAATCATCATCTGCATCATATAATACCATTGCACCTTGTTTGTTAGCATACAGTAAGTGTTTAAATAATTCGTTACATGCAGAACGCTGTAAATACATTATATCAAGGTTATTTAATAAATCGATATGACTTTGTTCTTCTATCACCTTTAATTCAATATCTTTTGCTTTTCTTTGAATGTATTTAGCAGGAAGATACATTCTATAATAGCCGCACCCATGTTTATCAGCCGGATACATATTTACTTTCATTGTACATACTCCTTATTTACTTGATACTTAACACCTTCATAAAACCATTTAGGCACAGGTCCAACGTGTTTAAATTTCTTCTGATAATCCTCAACATCTTTTGGTATTAATGAATCTAAATATTTTTCCTTTTTTACTTTCAAATATTCTTTCCTATCTTGCGTTTTATATTTCTTTAACAGCTTATAAACTTGACTGCGAGAAATAGAAAAATAGGAGGCAGTCTCGCTACCTCCATTTTCCAAGTAATATTTTTCAAATTGTTTCTTAGTCATTATCTTTTCTCATAAATATTGCTACGATTCGATCTTTAGGTTCTTCTGGTAAGTTGCTTTTTCTCTCTTCGTAATTGTATGGTGTGGTTACCTTGTTATAGCAGTTTTCCGGGTCTTGTTCTCTGTAATATCCAATGAAAGCAGTCTCTATTTCATCAGCTATAGCCACAGGGCATTTACAAATCTCCTCAATCTTAAAAACTTCCCAACCCAGCTCTTGTATGTCTAAATGCAATTGGTCATCTTTTTTCAGGTTCTTGTGTTGCATTAATCTTCTCTTTAAATCTATTGTCTGTCCTATGTAGAACTTCCCATCTGGTGATGATATTTTGTATATAGATGTTTTCATTTTTCTGTTACTCCTTTTTGTTTTATATCAGGTTACCTGACAGTTTTGGTTAAATTTTTTAAACTATCTGCTAACTTTTCATTTTGCAGGGTTATTTCTAAAGTTTTCGCTGTTATTTCCACAGCATTTAAGTTTGCTTTTGTTGCAGGTTCTTTAGGTAATAGGAAGATTAAACCTATTAGAACAATTGCAGCTATACAGATGATTGCTTTATATCTCATTTTTCACCTCCATTTTCTTTTCTATTTCTTGAAATATCTCGATAGTTTCTTTTAGCGTAAATTCATCAAAATCACTTATTTCACCGTCATATCCTAATTCTTCTATTTTTCTTTTTATATACTTTTCTTTTTCATAGTTTTCTGAAAAGTCCAACTTTTCGACTTCTGTCGCTTTTTCTTCTCTTTTCTCAACTAATTTCATTATTTGTTTCTCAATTTTTTCAGGTTCGTAATCTGTATTTTCCAATTCTATTATTTCTCTTTTTCCTTGGTTTATTTTTGGTAGATTTTCATTATTGCCAAATATTTTATAATTGGGTGCATATTTGAATGAATTCACCCACGATGGTTCGATTATTAATTTATACCTTATCTTATATCCCTGCACTATATCCGTTTCTATTTTTATTATTTCCATATCTCCTAATTTCTTTATTGATTTCGATACTATTCTCTTATCTATGTTTAGTATTTTACTCATTCTTTTTATTGAAACAAAAGTTGAATTTCTTTTGAAACCATTACAAAAGCTACTTATCATTAAAGCTGTTGCATAAGTATATACATCTAAACCAAGCAGTCCCATTTGTTGCAGATTAAAGTCTATATATTTTTCGTTATAATCTGGTTTAGGTATATCAGCTTTCTTATATCTTTTTACAGTTGATATTGAAACGCCCAGTATTTTTGCAATTTGTGCATTTGACAAATATTTCATTGAAGCAACTAAAATCTTTAAAATATTAGCTTCTTTTAATTGGTTATTATGTATTCTGAATATCATCTTCTTTTCCCCTTATATATAGTTGTAATCTTTTATTTTGATTTTGCAAACTTTTTTTAGGGTAAAAATTAATCCCCATTTTGGGGTTGGTCCATTTAAAGACAAGTCCATTTAATTCCTAATAAGACGTAGCCATTTTATGCTTCCCACGCTTTTCTGTCTTATTCATATGTTGTAGTAGTAACAGCCGTTGTATTTATAGTGTATATATAGTGTATATATAGAGTACATATTTGAACCAATCCTGGTTCAGGTGAGTTAGTTTGAGAGCCAATTCAGGTTCTTGTCGTTAATTATATTGTCCAATTTGGGGTCAGTGCATATTTTTTAGTTATTTTTCTTTAATTGTGTTGTTGTGTGGGCCAATTCAGGTTCTCGTCTTCATTAAGTCTTTTATTTATATGAATAATTTTTGTCAAACGTTTTCTATTTGCATATTTTGAAAAATCATTTTCAAATACGATTATATTATAAAAAGGAGAAATTATGTATCTTTACAAATTAACAAGCCCTGATAATGAAATCTATTTTGGTATTACGAAAGACTTCAAACGTAGAATGAACGATCATTCTTGCTGTAATCAGGATAAACCTCTTTATAATGCAATTTCCAAGTTTGGTTGGGAAAACTTTAAGAAGGAAATTATAACCGTAGGTGAAGAAGATAAAATTAAAAAACTTGAAGATGAAATGATATATAAACAAACACTAAAAGGGAATTGCTTAAACGTTCATTCTTATTTGGGTAATAAGAGCTATAAGAAATCTAAACAGTCTGCATTGCCTGTTTTAGACCGCATTTTTAAACGGAATAACAACTGTATTAATTAACTTTAAATGGTATTTTAGGTAAGTCAGAAATGATATTTTTATTGCTTTTATTTGTTTTTGGTGATTATCTCTGAGGGCTCAAATATGCCGTTTCCCATCTGTAAATGTCCATCGGGTAAACAGCACCTTTTTTATTAGTAGTTAGTTTATTTGTTTTATTCTATTTTTGTTTGTTTTTACCTCTATATTAGTGTTTTTATCCTCTATCTTATTGTTCTTGTCTCATTGTTTCAGTCTTTTTATTATTCAACTATGTTTATTGTCTTAATCATAATGTTATTTATCATCCAGCATATGGTCATTTTCTTTTCATTACCCTTTTTAAATCTTAGCTTAATGTTTTATTTCCTATAGTTCTCTTCAATATCGTGTTTATTTCTGTCCATTTTGCGTTACATTTCATTTATTGTTGTTACTTTTTTTTATTTTTAAATTATTCCTTCTTATTTTTTTACTACTTACAGTTATTTTTATTTTTCCTTTTTTCTTACCTTTTTCTTCTTTAATTTTG